CCTTATCCGGTTCGATGAGGCGCGGGCGTAGCTTGACGGTAGTCCCCAGTGTCGGATCACTGGTCAGGAGGAAAAACACCTCGCCGACCGCGGCGCGCGTCTCGACGGCAATGAGTAGCAGTTCTCCCAGTCCGACCGCTTCGGCCCAGACGGTGAACTCCCGTTCGACGTATTCATTGACGTTGCCGATGTCCGTCGCCATTTGCAGTTGTGGCCCGTTGCCGACAATGTCGGCAGCGAACGTCGCCAGCTGCCCGTCGCAGTATGGATTGTTGAACTGCTCGTATCGCGCCCGACGTCTGAGGATGCGCCGCACCTCAGGGTTCGCCGCTGCATCGGGCGCGAGATCATCAGCGTACTGCCAGTGCCGCGCAGACTCAGTGGTCGTGCGCGCAGCATCGAAACCGGCGCGCAGACGTCTGCCCGGAATCACCAGCGATTTCGCGCGATGGCCTGCGCTCTTCGATGCTGCGGAAGCTTTGGGCTTGGCTCGTGTCATCAGTCTGGTCCCGGCGGCAGCAGCTTTGTGAAGCGGATGCCACGTCGCGCCCTGGCGACGCTGTCCTTGGCGGCGATGTACTTGTCGGCCTCGATCTGATCCGCGAGACTGTGCTGCTCGACACTGCCGGAGTCTCCCTGCGCGCGCCTGGGGCCGGCAGCGTTCTTCTCGATGGAGTCACGGATCGAGTCGGACACGTCACAGCTCCTGCATCGTGCCGCGGATGGCGAGCTGGCCTTCGGATGCCGCGCAAGCACTCAGGCGAAGGCTTGTCGGAACCCTGCAATCAAGCCAGATATGGACCTTCTGCCCACTGGCCAGCGTCGTCGGGTCATCGCTGGCACACGCAAGAAGAGGAATCGTCGTATCCTGCCAGTCAGTCCCGCCCAGGACTTCCCACCATTCGCCATTGCTGTGGTCGCGAGCCTCAAGCCCAAAGGCCGTCAGCGCCACCGACTGATGCGTGTTCTCGACCTCGAGGCAGATTGTGCACGGCACTTGCGCCACTGGTAGCTCGTAGACCGGACCATTGGATACAGGAACAACAAGTCCGGCGGCCTCGAACTCATAGCGCCCCACGCCGACTCTGATCGCGGTAGACGTTGCCATTGTCCGACCTCTTTTACTGGCAACGTATCGAGAAATGCCAAGGATTCAAGGACACTGGCAGAAACGATCGAAGGTTTTGTCTATCTATGTAGACAGTGATGGAAGCGAGCGAAGATTTGTCGATCTATCGAATTACGGCGCGCCTTCCTGCTCAATCGTGATCTTGGGCTTTCCGCAATGCCGGCAGTCCCGGCGACGTAACACCCTGTCGTTGGGCAAGTGACGGACGTACACGACGCGCAAGTCTGCGCAGCCACAGCGTTGACAGACAAGACCGGTCAGGTCTTCCTCATCCTCCGGCTTCGGATTCCTGCGCCTCGGCATGGCTATCTCCCTTCTTTCGCACGTCTTCGCCAGTCCGACAGCCGGATGCGCTTGACGGGCCTTGCGCACCGTTCCGTCACAAAGAGACCGGCTCCCTGAATGGACGCGGCAACCGCGCATCCCACAAGGCAATCTAACCAGTGATTGTCGAGACCCTTCGCACGCAACTGCCACTCATCGACGGCGCGTCCGCGGCCCTCGGTCCGCACCCGATACTCCGACGTCAGGTGATCGATTAGCAATCGGTGCTCCTCGGGATTGCTTCCGAACATCGACAGGCATCCTGGATCGCCCATCGGAACCGCAAGGCGTGCGTGCACGAAGGACTTCCACCAGTTCGTATCGTAGACGACGTGACGAATCGCTCGCGCTCCATGCATTGCCGGGATACGCCAGTTCATTCCAAGACGATCGCCGGGATTGCGCCGGTATTCCGCGAATGGAAGACTCGACGCGCCGACGTACCGGCCGTGGGCGGGCAGCAGAACCGCGGCATATTGGCTCTGACGGCAGAACTGGTAGATCACGTCTGTGCACGTCCCCCAGTTTGCATCGATGAGACACCTATCAATGCGCATCATCGCGCCATCGTCCCGCTTCCATTCCTTCCCTAACGTCCGTTTGCAAAGGCGCTCGAGTCCGGCGTAGACCGCTGCCTCCAGGCCAGCTCCGGGAACGGCGGCGCTCAGCGTCCGACGAACGTCGCGTAGCACGAAGTACCGTGACTTCTGATCCGGTTCGGTGCCATAGTCGATCAGGTAGCCGGTGAAGTCATCCTGCCATCCGGCCACGAGCCAGTAGAGAGCCTTGGCTTGAACGTCTACAAACATCGTCAGGTGCGAACAGCCAACAGGAACCGCGCCCCGGCGCAGTCCATTGGTCTTTGCGGCGATCGCATCGGCGCTCAAGAGGTCTTCGTCGGCCCGATCCTCTTGCATTGGCTCGTTCTGATATTCGGCGAAGAATGCGGCGTCACCACGATCGATCTTGAGATTCATCGCATGCTGGATTGCGCTGTCCTCATCCGGGTTGTGCCGTTCTGGCCACGCCACCTGTGCGCCCTCGTCCATCGCGGCTCGATGCGCGCGGTAGAACTCGTTCGCCGCGGCGGTCCCCCCCCCGGTCTTCATTCCTTCGCGCCGCAGCTCCGCATACTGCGACCAGAGAGCGTCATTCCTTGGGAAGGAATAGACCATCTTGGTTCGCTCGCCCTGCCACTGTGGATGCTTGTCGCGATTGAGGATACGGTCTGCTAGATCGCCCGGGCGCATCACGGTCAGAGTCATAAGTCCAGCTATCTTGCGGCTCGGGCCGGCGAGGCCGAGGATGGCACCGGAAAGGACGCGCTCTCGTGTCGCGCACTGGCTTGGACTTGCTGCTGACTCATCAGTCTGCGGATCATCGATGAATACCAGCGACGGGCGGATGCTGGTGCCATCCGGACGCTTGTGCTTCATGCCACGAATCCGGCCCGTGATGCCGGCGACCCGGATCACTGCGCCCGATGCGGCACTTCCCGGAATCGTCGGAAGCACGATATCGCTCGCCGTCCATTGCATGCGCGTTCGCTTCCCGTGATAGAGTTGGCCACCGGCCCGCTGGTGGATTCCCTCCAATCGGTGGATCGGATAGACGACTTCCGGGAAGTCTTCCAGCAGCGCATCGTTGTTTTCCAGCTCAGTCTTGATCGAGTCCAGCATCGTCGCGGCATGCTCTTCATCCGCACCGATGAGCGCCACAAACTCTCTGTGTCCGTAGATCACCGCCCAGAGGCACGCCGCCTCACAGAGTGATGTTTTGCCAGACGCGCGCGGCATTGCCATCGCGAAGAGACCGCCTTCCAGGACCGCGCGCTCAATCTTTCCAATGACCTTCAAGTGATCTGGCGACCATGCTAGACTGAACGTCGCCGGCAGATATGTCTCGCAAAACAGACGGAAGTCGCGGCTTGCAGCGGACTTTCGCTCCGGGTCAACGACGGGCGGCAGCCGTCCAATGTCACGCCCAGCCAAGGATATTGCGAGGTTGCGCTGGCGGGACTGCTCCTTCAGTTGCTCGTAGGCTAGCGATTTGTTGCGCTTTCGCTCCGTCGAGGCAGACATTCGGGAGGATATCCTACTCAATCCCTTCCATTGTGACGCGGCGAGCGGAACTTTGCAAGCGTTTTCAGCGGTCTTGTTTTGCGCGCGTCGGCTTGTACGTCACCTTCACCCCCAGCCGTTCCAGTCCACGGCACAGCGCAAAAAATGCCCTCGGCCGTCCTTGCCAAGGGCATCGTCGTTCTCCCCTCGGGCGGATGCTGCTAACTGGCCAGCAGGCGCGCTCCCTGATCCCGCGGTATACCGAGTCCGATCGCGTAGAAGGAAGGAACCGGCCGCAGGCTTTCTCGGTATCCGCGGAACGGGCTGCGCAGGTCCCAGCCCCTATGCACGGCCGGCACAATCGAGTAGTCTCCATCACGCTCGACTACCCAGACCGTCGGCAACTGGTCACACTCATACAACGTCATCGTGGAGTCCTCCAAACAAAGACCGGGCGGGGGTTGATACCGGCCTCGAAAGGTGGGCATCCGCCCGGTCGTCGTATTCCGGTGTATCATCCGGTATCAACCTACCGTAACCTAGCACACGCTCCGCCCGGCGTCAAGTGCCCGGCCGGAAAAAACAAAAAAACTTCGTTGGCTTTTTGGGCTGGTTCCGC